TCTTTCCGTTAATCTTTCTAGCGACCATTCCCTCTAGATAATAGACACCTGATTCCTCCATATTAGAGAAGTTTTTTATTGTAGCTATCTTAGCCATATTATTTTGTTTCTTTTACCTTACTTATTTCTTTTACTTTGTCTATTTCTTTTAACTCTTTTTCTAGTTCATCTTTCTCAATCTGATAAGTATTAGTTTGTTCACCAATGCTAATAGATTGCTTTGTAAGCCCTAAAATGGCTGTATCAAGCGTTTCTATTCTAGAATTGATAGATGATACATCTACCTCTTTTTCTATTGACTCTGTTACGAATACCTTGTTGTCTTTTTTTGTGTATTTTTTCATAATTTTATTTTAGCCCCAGTATCCTGGGTTAGTTGTCATAAATCCTCCTATTGGTGTAACTGGTGCAAATGAAGCCATTACATGAGCTGGAAAACCACTTATATGTGTTACTGTCATGCTATATGAAGCTGCTGGTGTTATTGCTCCATTACTATCAAATGAACCATGTCCATTACTAGATTCCCTTAATGTAGAGCCAGTACTAGAAATTGGTTCTGATGGAGAACGAACACCTAAAATAGTCCAGCAATTATTTACAGTAGGAGTAAGTGATGTTGTAAGTGTTGTTACTGTATTTCCAGTATTAGTGGTTGAATTATCTACTGTGCTTGTTTGTTCTGCTCCAGTATATGAAACAGATGAACCAGCCATTCTAATTCCCTGTGATGCAGTTATCTGAACCTGATTAGAACCAGTTGCAGGTGCATGTAAAACATATAAATAATTATATCTATCAACTCCACTCGCAACTTTTCCTACCTCTGTCATTGATACGCTATTATAAGTAACTCCAGTAATATAATCTGTTGCATCTCCGAAAAAAGAAACAAACAAAATTCTATCAGTACCAGTACAAGTATGATTCCATTGCCATGTTGTTGAGTCTGATGGATTTAACCCACCATCTACTGATGTGTCGTATGCTATAGCCATTTATTTGATATAACCTGTTATTGTAACAGAGATATTACCACTTGCAGAAGCGATAACATCTAAGTCTTCATTTGTATTAACTACTAATGGGAATCTCTCTGGAAATGTTAGAGCCATACCACCATTTGCTGCTAAATAAATTTGCTCCATTACTACTTGTGGAGTTCCATTATCACTCTGTAATTGAATACTCATTGCAGTATCTGTTGAAATAACCAATGAAATAATGTGTATCTTCTTATCTGCTGTCTTAACCTTTACTTGGGTAGCACTAGAAGCGTCTGCCGAAGTAATAGTAGCCTGAAACCAGTTAGTATCTACTCCTGCTACTGGAATTGTTAAAACATCTACATCTCCAATATTATTAGTTCCTGCTGATAAAGCTGGTAAAGAAAGAACATCTACATCTCCAATATCTACTCCTGTATTAGCTGTTAATTTTCCGATTGCTGCTGAACTTGCTTTAAGAACTACCTCATTTGCGTTAGCGGTAACTTGGTCAATACTGACTTTTCCTGCTAGTGCTGTTCCAGCTCCTAAAACTACATCATTATCTGCTCCAAGATTAACCTTTAATCCTGCGGTTACATCAACTGGTGCTACTCCTGCGTTTGTTGCTGGATCACCAAGAACAACCACTTGTCTGTGGTTTGAATTTGTGCCTTCAGTACGGGTATCTATATTTGTACCTGTACCTGCTGTTATTGCTATTGCTGTGTCTGCCATATATTTATGGTTTTATGTCGTTAGTATATGAATTTGGTGTAAAAACTGTATGAGTTAAAACAAGTAGTAATCCCATTGGTGTTGCCTTTAAAGTAGTTCCGCCTTTATTATCATTATCAAAGCTATCGCTAGGCTTAGTATCGTTGCTATAAGATGGACTAGGTTTTGTATCGTGTGCGTATGCCATTTATTTAAACACCCTTCCAGATGGTCTGATTACTGATTTATTATCTTTATTTCTTTGAGAATAAAACTCTGTTACTTCTTGTTCTCCTCTTAGCCAGTCTTCTCTTAATAGTCCAAGTGTCTTACTATCAGGTCTTTTAGCCTTTAACCACTCCATAGAAGCTCCTATTGCCACTAAATCGTGGTAAGGAGAAGCAAAGCCAGGAGTCTTAGTTGTATCGGTGTTAGCGAAGTCTGAGCTATCTCTGTCAAAGTAAACTTTTAAACCACTTGTAGCACTATAATTAGGAGAAGTAATTAATTGGATAGTATTGCCTATAAGAACATAATCTTGTGGTGTTCCAGTTTCAGATGTTAATTCTGCTATTGAGCCACTTATCTCATTTTCAGATAATTGATTAAGTCTAAACCATATACCATCACTATTCTTTAATTCAATTCTTTGAACTGTTAAAGCATCACCAGGTAAAGCATAAGCAGATGTTCCACTTACAAGGTTGGTAGTAGATTGAGGTAAATCTGTTTCGTTTGAATCATCATACTGCCATAATCCTTGAGATGTAAAAACCCAGTGCCAAATCTTACGACTTGACCTGTTAGAGTACCTTGTAAATTCTTTTAGTTTGTTAGTGTCTCCACTAATTCCTGTAATACCAAGACCGCATTGGTCTTCACAGGCTTGGATAATTCCGAGATTGTTTGTTGTGTCTGAATATACCATCTTATTTGCTTATATTATAAAAAATTGTAATTATCATTATTGCTACTAATCCAAGTGGTGCTAGTATTCCTATTGTTAATTCCATATTAGTATATTTTATCACCTAAATGGCCGACTTTTGGCTTAGGATCTGTATATATCTTATATCCGTTATCTTTAGCCTTAAAACAGAAATTCCAGTCTTCTCCCTCTTTACATTTACCGTTATCAAAGTAACTAAATTCAAACCAAGGCTGAGGAATCTTTTTAAATACTTCGCACTTGATAAGCATTATTCCAGTTCCTGCTGCGTAACATTCAAATGTATCTTTATATTTAGGGTCTGTTTCTTCTTCTAAGTTAATATATTTGCCCTTATCAATTTCAGCAATAGACATTATATCTGGAACAATCTTTATTTTATCTGTACTACCCCTTGAGTGATAAGCTACTCCGCAAATATCTTTATCATTAGCGATTAACTTGTCTAAAAGGTCAGGCTCAAATGTCATATCATCATCTATAAACAGTAAGTAGTCTGAATTGCTTTTAACTGCCTGTACTGCTATGTAGTTTCTATTCTCTGCGATTGTATAGCCCTCTCCTGCCACTAAAACTTCAAAGTCGTAACCACCATGTGCTACTAGCTCTAATAGGCATTGTAGGCTCTTAGGTTGAACCCCACGATTAGTAGGGATTGCTAACATTATTTTCATATATTAGTATTTGAACTGGCCAATGTGGCCTATTTTTAAAGTGTTATTAGCCCAGACATCATATCCAGCGTTGATAGCATCTTCGCAGAATATCCAATCATGACTTCGTTTAACTGAACCATTAGCATTCCATTCATATTTGAACCAAGGTTGTGGTAGCTTCTTGAATACCTCGCATTTAATGAGCAGACACCCAGTACCGATTGCTTTTACTTTAAATAATCCTTGTGGTCTTTCTTCGTCAAAGTATTCAACTACATCTTCTTGAACTTCATATTTAGTCTTATACACTCCACCAACTATATCTTTTTCACATAAAAGTAATTCCTCTAAGGTATCAGAAGGAATAATCATATCGTCATCAACAAAGAATAAATAATCACATTTATCATTAACCGCTTGAGCAGCGATATAGTTTCTGTTCTCACTTGTGTTGTAGCCTCTAGTAGAAACGATAATCTTAAAATCGTATTCACTATTAGCCACTAAGTCCAATACTGATTGGGCTGTTTTTGGTTTAACTTGCCGATTTGTCGGCAGACCGATTGCTATTTTCATATATTATTGTCAAATCTTTGGGCATGGCGATCTGACATGCCTGCCCAAGGAATAATAAATTAATTATTACGCTACATTTATGTCCATGAAGAACTCTGCTCTTTGAGCAGGCCAGTCAAAGCCATAATCAACTCGACTTACAATACCTAAACCAGATGCAGGTGCATTGGTTGTAACAGATATTGGTGGGTCTTCAACAAACTTAACCTTTCCGTATGTTCCTGTCAAAATACCTATTAAGCCCATTCGCTTAATACCAGCAAATACATGTCCAGCAGTGTGTGAATTAGATAGATAATGGTCTACTCCCATATATCTAAATGCTTTTTGAACAGCGATACCATTCTTCAAGCCGATGTCAGCTTCTGTGAAACCGTTTGCTTGTACAAACATTTTGTTACTCCTCACTTTGAGGGGGGGAAACTCTTCGGATTCCCCTCTTTACCTTCTTTTAATTTAATTAGATAATCTTGCTCCCTTTGACATATTTTCTTTTGCCCATAAAGGTTGGAGATTTGAATAATGAAATGCTTTCTTTTGTTCTGATTCTTCTTTAAGGTCAAAACTTGAAAGTGGGATTATGTGGTCTATGTGCCAATCGCCATAATTATCCCAAGACATTCCTACTTTGAATTTTAATTCAAGATATGCTTTTAATTCCCTGACTGTCATTCCAAGTAGTTTTTCTGTCTTATCGGATTTATAACCTTTTTGAATACATTCTCTTATTCTAGTTCTCATAGAAGAAGCAATCTTTTCATAAGGTCTTGCTCTTCTCCTTTTGTATATCTCTTTAGCATTTTTACGATTCCATTCTTTCATCCATTGTCTTCTGTATTCTAATCTTTTCGGATTATCCTTTTCCCATTCTTTTCTATAAGAACGCATATAATCTTTATGCTTTTCCAATTTGTCTGGGTCTTCTTTAATCCTTTGATATTTCAATCTTCCGTAAGCCCTGACTTTTTCAGGGTTTTTTAATCTATCTTGGCGTTTCCATTCACGGTCATATTCCCGTCTTTTTTCAACTTTTGATTTATCCATATATATACTTATTAGTTATATATACATTATACATGAACAAACACTTCAAGTCAATATCTAATTAAATTGTCAATATACAATTATAGTAAAGTTCAGACTGTCGCTTCCCCTTTCGGGGTCTTTCCACTCAGTCGTTCAGGCTGCAAAAGCTGTTAAGCTCTGCTTGCCCCCTGTCACCCGTTGTAATCGGGCTTCCAAGTCAATCAGGAAGGATTTAAAGAGACCATTGTTTTTAGGTTTAGCCTCTAAAAGTTCAAAATCTTCAGCTCTCCAAACAATGAAGATATCGTTTTCTACTGCAAGTTCTACGCCATTGTTTTCGTAAATCTTTCTTTTGATAGCTCTGATAATATCATCGATATTAGCAGCACTAACTGTGATTGTAGTTGTGTCATCATCGCCTGTATTAGAAAGGTCGGTAAGTCCGAAGTCTTTCCAAGATGCGTGTTCTGCCAATGTTAGAGATTCAATCTTCTCAACAGTCTTTTTACCATGATAATCAGCGATATTCATCTGATTAACATAAGTCTGTTGGAATCTGTCAGCTTCATCAATAAAGATAGCTAACTGTTGAATCTGGTCGATTGTCAATGTCTCTGCTGTTAGAGTGAACTGTGAGTAAGCGTATGCTGTACCACGAGTTCCAGCGGCTAATGTAGGCTCTGTGCTTGCATAACCGTCAATAACAGCTCTTGTGTTGGAATATTTAACATCCATTACATCAGTCCATGTAGTAGGAGTATTAATCCTTGCTCTCATCTTCTGAACATCCTTTTTGTTACTCCCCAAATTGGGGGGGTGAGATATTTCTACTCACCTCTACGACTTCAATAGTGATTATTGTCGCAGAGCAGACTGTCGCTTCTCCTTATACCATAATATAGGAGTCTCTTCGCTCAGTCGTTCAGCGTGGAAAATTTCTTTAAATACTTGATTAATGATTGAAGTGTGCTTATATCATCTTTAGCAAACCCCAATAATACATTACAACTCTCACATATCCACCCTCTAAATTCGCCAGTTTTGTGGCAGTGGTCAAAACATATTCTTCCACCTTTACCACATACCTCGCAAATTTCTGGTTTAGGTCTTCCCGCAATCTTTTCAAGTTTCTTATTGCGTCTAACCAACCAATCTTTACCGTACTTTTTTACTAAGTCTTTGTTTTCACTTCTCCATTTAGCATTAGAAGCATATCTCTTTTCTTTATTTTCCAGATAGTGTTTGCGGTCATAATCTTTACGACTCTTGTTCTGCCAATACTTAACTGGATTTTTTATCTTTGCTTCACTTAGTTTTTTTCTGTGTTCTTCAGAAAAAACTCTACCTTTCGCTTTATAACTTAGTAATTTTCTGTACTCCTTTTCTTTTTGTGGGTCTTTTGGCAACATAGATTTACTTATTATTAGTTATCTATGTTTATTATACCAAAGTGTTTGTTGTAAGTCAAACTATTTTCCTTCGCCCCTGTCGTCCATCTCTGGATTTCCAAGTCAATCAGAAGAGATTTTATATGACCTAGTTCGAGGTTAAATCATATTTATTCCAAATTGAAATTGCCATTTTTTTATGATTCTTTTAATTAGAATCAAACTCCCCCTATTCTTGTCCAGGATATAACTCTTCTGAAAACTTACTTGAGTTAGTCTCCTTTTGCATCCTTGCATTAATAACCTTGTTAGCTAGATCAGGGTCGCTAGGTGTAGTTCCTTTAGCTAGGTAATAATCAACATCTTGCTGGCCACTACCTCCTGACTTGCCTTTACCCTTAGGTGAGCCATCTTCGGCTGACCTTTGGTCTTTAGCATCCTTTAACTGAGCTTTAATGTGTTTCATCGCTAGAATGTCAGTCAAAGGAAGTTTAAGTCGTTCTGCTTCATCCATAACCATCTTTTGGTCATCAGAATTAACTACTTTCTCCCCATTAAGATAAGCTAACTTAGCATAATCTGGTTCGTTTGATTTAGTTTCTTTTTTAGGAGTTTCAGTCTCCACTTTGCCTTTAAGGTCTTTTAACTCCTTTTCAGCCTTCTCTGCACGAATCTTTTGGTTTTCAGCTACTTGCTGAGCCTTTGTTAAGTCCTCATTGACTTCAACAGCTTCGGTTTGTTCATTAGGTTGAACTTCCTCTGGATTTTCAGGAGTTTCCTTCTCCGCTTCGATATACATAAAATGTTTGTTAAGGCTCTTACTTTTGAGCCAGTTTATTTAAATTAATCCGCTACTACATATTCAGTCATTAGACAAGCAAAATTCTCATTGGTTTCATCAGCATATACAATCTTCATACATGTCAACTCAGCCCAACCATCTGCAGCAATAGTATCTACATTAGCATCTACTCCCAATAGATTAGTTCCAGCTCCAGCGGCCAAAGTCATAGCACCAGTTGTACTAGCATTATGAATTGTCCAAGTTCTGTTACTTCCTATTAATGGAAGAATTGAGTTCATTGTGCTTGTAGCAGGCATAGTAATTGTAATTGCTGCACCATCAGTGTAATCAAGGTCAAGATAACTATAAGTTTGGATGTCTCTTGCTACTAAAGTGTAAGTAGCAGCATCAGTAGTAGTAGCATTAACACTTCCACTACCAGTGATTAAAGTACCAAAAATGTTTACATCAGCGTAAATATCTGGCCCAGCAAAAGCACCAATCAATTCTCCTTCAGGAGCAGGTTGGCCTTCTGATTCGTAGTAATTGTAATCACCATTAACATTTACATTTTGGGATACTGCGTATGCGGCAACTCCAGAACCAACCGCTAAAACAGCTAGTAATGAAATAGCTATATAGAATATTCCATTGTTATTTTTCTTTTTCATATTATTTTTTCTTAGTTTTTTTTCTAGTTTTTTTAACGGAGGCTCGACTGATTCCTCTCTTTTTTTTATCCTTTAACTCTTCTTCTGTCCTTTCTTCTTCCTCTTGGATAATCTTATCCTTTAAAGAGGGAAGTGTTTTATCATATAACATGATTTTTTACTTAATTATTTAAATTTTCTAGCGATTAAACTGTTGTTCTAGTAGTTGCTACTGTTCTATTGGTGGCTACTACTCTTTTCTTACTAGGAGTATCAGATGACCAAGTAGCTCCAACTATAATTCCATTCTTATTTCCAACTTCATCTGTAGCTACTGCACCAGCTCCATCATCCATCTTCCACCATCCAAGCAATCCAGTAGCAGAATGAGTATTACTAAAATAATCATCAGATATTTCAGTAGCAGTTAATGCTCTACTATATACTTTAAAGTCTTTACCCTTACCTAAGAAATTATTTCCAGTTGGAAAAGCCAATAAGGTTAAGTCAGCATTTAAAGCTAGTGTTCCAGTTTTTGCTTCTTGTCCTATTAATACACCATCTAAATATACATTAAGAGTAGTGCCATCAAAAGTAGA